AGCCTGCTTAGCAGTTATAGCATGACCTAACAATACTCCAGCCGTTTGAAACACTGTTCCACTGAATCTAGCTTCCATGTTCATACCAAGATCCATCAAGTCATTAAATTTTTCTTTAGCTAAATTAGCTAGTTCATCCATTTCCTGTTCAGTAGCATCTAAACCACGTACCATGGGTAATGCCGCATCAATCTTGTCTATTGCGGTATCTATTTCCTCTATTAGAACTTTGTTTTCATCTATAATCGTCTTTGTCTCAGTCGTCGTATTTTCTGACGGTAAATTGAATAGTTCTTCCAGTTTTTTAGTAATTTTGATTCTCCTCTTTTAACGTTTTTTACCTTGATGAAATATATCCGATTCATTTATCACACGAAATGTTAATCCTTGTGCGGCACAAAATTTTCTAGCTGCATCCCATTTATATGCATTTAAGGCAACCATTGCTTTATCACGTTTACTTTTAGCTGATTCCATGAAAGTTTCTTTAAGTGGCTTTATCTCGACTACTTCACCGTGCTTTTGGTCATTCTTATCTACGTATACTATTAAAAAATCAGGCACATATATCGTATTTTTGCCTGTAAAAGGATTTCTATAATTTATATGCAGTGCTTCACTTGCCCATTGATGAATATTAGGATTGTTGTCACAAAAATTCATCATGGCTAATTCCCATGACGATCTATAATGAGGTTGTTTATTACCCACATACTTTTGTGGATTTTTCATTTCATAAAAACCGTTTGCGTATTTTGCCATACTATTTAATTATGCTCCGTGCAACAAATTGATTTTGTTTTGGTTGAATTTTTACTCCCAAATAACTTGTATTAGCTCTACTAGAATTAAGGTATAGCGCAAGTATCGGACTAAGCTCCGAAGTTTTTAAATTAACAAATGAATTCAGAACTATTAATGGATCTATGTTCTGTGTGGTAGCTGTATCTATTATAGATTGAACCAGTTGTTTCGCAGTTTCTAAATTTCCAGTTTGCTGCTCGAAATAACTAAGAATTGCGTCATTAACATTCTGATTTATTTCAGCTTTAGGATCAAAATAGTTATTAAAATATTGTTGTGTGTTCATGATCAAAAATCTAACCAATCAAAATCAAACCCGTCATCTATGCCTGATGCAAAACCTTCGACACCCTCAATGTTTGTATCTGACCATATACCACCAGTTGCGCCGCCGTAAAATGATTCATATGAATTAGAATCTACCCCAAATCCCAAAACTGAATATGAATCAACTTCCGGTGATTGAAAATTAATATCTCCAGCACCAAAAATATATTCATTTGATCCATTCAAAATAGGAGTTCCACTACTGTCAACCCATACAGATGCACCATATTCTGCACCCAATGATGGTCCAGTAACATCAACGTTTTTACCAAATGGATTATTAAAGAACTCGTTTAATCCTGAATTATTGGATCCTTTATTAAATATTACACTACCAGATGCATCTTTGTAAAGAGTGTCACCATTTTTATAAATATAGCTTATGCCGCCATTTGGATCAAATGTCGTACTAACTAAATTATCATACGGTGCGCTGGCATTATATCCACCTAAACCTGTCCAGCTACCAACGACATTTTTAATTGCTCCAGAAAAGTTGTCTATACCTTGACGAATTTCACCAGTGATCTTATCTACTATAGGAGTAATACCACCAGCTATAGACTTACCTATTTCACTACCAGTTCTAGTTGCGGCGTCCTGGGTTAATGCTCTTCCTATTAATCCACCAACAACTGCTCCAGTAGTGCCACCAATTTTACTTCCCACTACAGTGTCTGTCACTCCACCCAAGTCAACTATTCTAGCCGTAGCAATTCCACCAACAGTAGTAGTGATATTGGTAATTGGATTGGTTATAATCTGAGGTATTGTGCTTGGCACTGTACGTCCTTGCGCAACTAGTGTTCTAGTATCTTGTGATGCAAAATTTGCTAAATTTGGGATACCTAGTTGTTTTATGGCATCCGACGCAGATAATACAGCCAGTGTATCTCCAGTTTTTTCATCGAATGTCACAATTGTTCCATCTTGATATGTAGCAACTATGACATTATTACCGGATGCATCAGTAGCCAGTTGAGAATATTTTAAATTTAGACTAGCATTGGTCGGATCATACGACTTACTATCTGTACCTGAAACCGTGAATTGATTAATGGTATTACCATTATTATCAGTCACATATGCTGTATATGTTCCTGTAGGTGGTCGCATTGAACTTGCATTTATTGCTATCGAATTTTCTGCACCAGACACATCATATACTCTAGTCCATTGATCGCTGACTTGAGAGGCTACTTCGGCAATGCCCCTACTATAATCAGACGCTATTTTTGTAGTATTTTCTTTACTCGCATTAATTGCTGTACCTATTATTTTTCCAGCTGCAATTCCACCAGTTAACGTTACGATATCCGAAAGTCCACCAATAGCATAAGATGGATTAGTAACTGAAGAGTTATTAGCAACTCTTGAGGTATTAGTTGTATTAGTAGGGAAAGACACTGACCCATTTATCACATCGTTTATAACTGATGTGCCCACCGCTGTTATACTAGCTGCTGCTGCACTTTTAAGATCAGTATTTTTAAGATTCTGATATGTTCTAAAAACAGTAAGTAAACTACTTAGTGGACCACCCGCACCTTGAGTCCCATCTGGTTTACGCAAATCTTTTGGAATATCATTCACTATGTTTAAGGCGTCAATTGCACCTATATCATCTAAAAATTCTCCCGCAATAGGACTTTTTTGATTGTCATAATGCAACAAACTAAATCCATCAACATTTACTGGATTTATGAAACCAGTAAAATACTTAACGGTTTCATACGAAACAGTCATTGTGTTTTCCATAATACCAGAATTTGAAGCTGCCTCGTGTCTACCATGTCTCCATGAATTTATAATTGGATTTACTAGATAGTACTCAGTAAAATTTTTATTGTGCAAGCTGAATATTCTTATACTTTTCAAGAAAGTAGCAGTTGATCCATTTCTTGGAGAATATCCCCATCCAGATAAATTGCGTCTACTATATTTCGATGGTACTCCATAGCTCGAAACTGTATAATCACTATCTCTAAAATAATAGGTATAATAATCATTCCAAAAATTTGTAATAACATTGGCAGAATCGTCATGAAATGTCACACTTATCGGATCATATGTAATATTGGTTTGTATTATGTTTTTTCTATTATAAGCGTTTAATGTTTTTGATCCAATACTGAACTTAGGTAACTCAATATCTTTAACTAAAAGTCCATTTTCTAATCGCTGATATCTGTCAGCAAATTCTAACGCATTATTTAGAAATCCATTACCTAATTCAGTTTGAGATGGATCTATCTCGAATACCACATAATACAAAAAGCTCTGTTTTGGAGCCAATCTAAATGTGTCAGATACAAATAATTTTGTAGCGTGTTTATATGGCTGAGTATATTCACCTGGCGTTAATGAATTGAGATTTGAACTATATAATGACATAATATTATTTATCAATTAAAAAGGCCCAAGATATTGGGCCTTTTTTCACTAAGTAAATCAATATTAACCTGTGATAGCTGAAGCTGGATTAAACTGTGTCAATCCTGTAGTACCTACTCCGCCACCAGTTGTTTGCAGTGCATTATCATAACGTAGTGTCATTGATATAGTTACTGCGTCGTTGCTACCGTAATCAACATCTTGATAATTAACTTCGCTTAAGAAACAACCCTCAAGACGCCATGCTTCTAATACAGTTGGCTCAGTTGCACCGTTTGCACCATCTAATATTTCAAGAACAGTTTGAAACTTATAGTCTATGGCACTACTTGCACTTGCTTGTTCAAGAAAATCGTATTGCTTTTGTAATTGCTCACCAATCAATCTACTTACGTTGCCACCGGCATCATCACGAATCGTGATACTGCTTGTACTCCAAACTGGACGACCTGCCAAATATATTCTACTATTATATACAGGTATCTCAATTGGCTCCATTGTTACACTTGGACGAGCAAAAGTAATTACTTGCTTAGTAAGTTCAGTTTTTGGGTTACTTACTCCAAAATTTTCAAACAGGGCTCTAAATCTGAACTTAAGTTTAGGCATCAATAGACCCTGTGTTGATGCGCTTTGATTACCTCCTAGAGGTACTGTAAATCTTGTTAATGAAGAAACTGCCATATTATGCTCCTGCTCCTACCGGTGCTGCCGATGCTAAATTACCTGATTGAATTTCTCCAGGATTTTTCAATCTTATTGGTATGTAAATAAATTCAACGTCTTTTGTAGGTTGCACCGCAACATCAATATATAATTCATTATTAGCTATACGTTGCGGCGTATTATTTGTGTTATCACACACTGCTAGATAATCAGTAATACCTCGTTTAGCAACCAAATCAGTCAACAAGCTATTAACAACTGCAAGAATTGCGTTTCTTGTTATTGGATCGTTTGGTTCAAACAAGAAAGGTCTACCTAAGATATTAAGTTGTTTACGTAGATAATTAACTAATCTAGAAACATTAATTCTATCTAATGCACTTAGCGACGCGCTTAACGTTTTTTGACCGTACACGACCAATCCATTTCCAGGCAAGAACGTCAATGGATTAATTTTGTTTTCATATAAAACATCACGCAATCCCTGATTTACCCCAATAGTGATAAACTGTCCACTGTTTTCAGCAATATAACCTATTGCATTTAGGTTGTCGATCAAACCACGACGAGTTCCAGCTGGTGCCAACCATGGATATCCAACGTTATCGCTACGTATGAGAGTACGTAGTGTAGCATGACTGGATGGGACAACAATCGTATTGCCACTCAAATCATTTGTTTGACCATGAGGATAGTAAATCCCAACATATGGATCAATAGTTACTAGACCATCTTCGCCAGTACTGGTTGCATTATTCTGATTTTGTGCCCAGGCCTGTACGGAAGTTCCATCGCCGCGTAGTCTTAATGGTGTGTCACCTATAATAAATGCGGTGTTTTCACGCGCATTATTTAAGGCAACCATATTAGGAATCAATTCTGGATATCCAGGACATGCTATCAAATTAAATCCATAACCATCTTCTCTAATCACTTCACTACTGTCTATCGCTGCTTTTAGTGCGGCTATCACAATTCCTCGTGGGGCTTTGTGTCCAAAATTTGGAATTCCAGCTTGTAATTGGAATCCACCACTTGTAACCCATGTATCTTTTTCTGTAGGCAATATTTGCCCAGGATAGTTAGCACTGCTGAAATAATTTGTCTTATATTGTTTCACATTGTATGCACTAGCACGGGTATTGAACAACAACATACCACGTGGATACAGTAATGGACTTGGTGCATCTAAATCAACATAACTACTATTCAATAAGCTAGTTATTGATGGTATAGGATCTAGAGCTGGATCAATAGTACCACTTGTACCCCAACGTGCATCAGCAAACAAAATACCATTTTGACTGATAACATCGTTATTGTCAATTGATACCCACTGATCTATAGAATTTACACTTTGATATCTATAAAGTTTAGGGTAGTTTTCCAAATCACTGGTATCTAACCATAGATCACCATAAACTAAACTGAAGACACCATCACTTTGTTTTGTTGGTGCAGTTGTTGAAAGGATTACACCCGTAGCATTTGTCAAAGATAAATTGTAACCTCTGATGTCTGAAGTTAAAGTTTGATATCCTACCCAAGCAGAACCATTATTGATCATGATATCAACACGATTTGGCGTGTTATAGTACCACAATGAATCATTTGTTGGTGCAACGTACGGCTGAGATGTTGCCGCTGTATAGCCAGCAAGATCTAGTGGTTGCCAATTTGTAGCAACTACCGCGGTATTACCTAATGTTGGTGTTGCGTAAATATTAGTACCAGATACAGTTAGACCCACGTTAGATAGAGGAGTTCCTGTACCATCAACAAGTACCATATCTCCGCCTTGAGAATGGGTAAGAGTCACTGCACCTGTACTTGCTAGCCCAGCTGAAACATAAGGAATGTCAGTAGCTGCTATCGCTTGTATAAAGCCAGCAACTGTTCCTGTTGTTATTGTAACAGTATATGTAGTTGTATTCGCTGAAGTAGGACTTGGTCTAGTAGTAAGTGTAAAGGAAGAACTCACTCCTGGATTTGTAGGTGTAGTAGTACTGCCGGTAGCCACTGTTTGTCCTGCCGTTTTCTTTCTCCAAAGATAACTAGCAACCGTATCATTACCGTATGAATTGTATTGATTAAACACAGTACCCTGAGTTACATTTATACCACCACCGGTTGGATCCAAATTATACGATGCAGCAAAAACATTAGCGTAAGAATTTACAACTAGTTGATTCCATGTTTGGCTGGAAGAATTAAATTCTTTAACAACCATGTTAACACCACTACCTAATGAACTTACTTTTTGCCAAACGCTGCCAGTTGGCTTGCTTGCAGCTGGACTAGATTGTCCTTGCCAGGTAGGTACAGTGTTATATGGAGAGAAGGTCGTTGCTGCGGCAGGATATACTCCAGCGGTAATACCTAATGTACTTAGTGCGGTTCCAGATGCATTTGAAATGTTAACGCTAGTTGCTGTAGCACTTGCATTCGCTGAGATTACTAACTGATTATTTGCTACTCTGGAGAAAATTCCACTGATTCCAGCACTGTTAATCAAACCCGCAACAGTACTAACATTTGCACCATTTTGTAACGAAACTGTTATTCCGTTGATGTTTACGTTTGCATTGGCAGTTATAACTGGACTTGAAACATTACCAGTTACTGAAGGAATGCTTGATTGCCATCCAGTGTTGCCAACTAATTGCCATGAATTATTGTATGCTTTGTAGAATACAGGATTGTTT